TCACAGGGCGCCTCCGAACTGCTGGCGGGAATTGTGCGTACCGAGCTGCCGCTGCACCTGGTTCGCATCGGCGCCGCTGCCGAACTCGCGCTCGCGATTGAGTGCGAAGAAGGCATCGTCGACGAGGTCCGTCGCGGGTTGAGCTTCACGCTGGAAAACATGTCCATCTGCACCAAGGTGCCAGGCGAGCGAAGCCAGGCTGGAATAGGCGGAGGAGAGAAAGCACTTGAGCGCCATCTGGTTCTGCGCGTCGCTTGAACGGAGGAAATCGGCGGCGAAGAGTTCGTCGACCTGGCCATGAAGATCGGATCTGATTCGGGGGAGGGACATGTGGGTCTTATTCTCCTCGATTGACTGCCGGCGTTTCTCCGCCGCGCAATTTTTCCCTGTGTTCACTCAACATTGCACCTGACACAATACATGTCAACACGTTTTGTGTTGAGTTGACCGCCGCATCGAGGATGTCGTCGAGGTGCCGTCCAAACGAAAGGAGATCGTAACGGAGTTCGTGTCGCTCAGGCGTTGCCGGCGAGCGCGATATAATGGACCGAGTGAACGGTATTGGCTTCGAAGCGCAGCTCCTTGTGAGGGTTGAACTGCTCGAGAACCAGTTCGGAGCTGTTGTGGCGCACGAATTTCTTGACATAGGCCAGCAGGGCGCCGCCTTCCTCCAGCCGAATCTGGGCGATCACATAGTCTCCCTTCCGGACGCGCCGGCTCGGATCGACGAAGCAGACCTCGCCGTCTTCGTAGCGCGGATACATCGAATCGCCTGAGACCGAGACCGCATAGGCGCCCGAGATATCCGAGAGTATCGGCGGCGCCATGACTTCGTACAACACATTGCCGTTCATTATGAATTCACCATCAACCCCGCCGACTGCCTGACCGAACACCGGGATCTTTTCCCCCTGGCCGATGACCTTGGCGCCGATCCGGGCGTTCGGTACGTCGATTTCGGTCATTGTCGAGCCAAGCGCCGAGCCTGTAGGGATTCGGCGGTCGGTGCCGGTCAGCAGCCAAAGCGGGTCGACGTTGAACTTGCGTCCGTAAACTTCGGCTTCGCTGAGTTCGAACTCATTCTGCCCATTCTCGTGGGCGCGATAGGTCGAGGCGACGATGCCCAAGGCATTCGCCGCGTCGGAGGCGAACCGATAGCCCGCTTTGACGCGCGCCTCGCGCAATCTTTCAGCTCTTTCGCTCATGACACGGACATAGCAATGTTGAGAACACAAATCATGTTGACAACACGACATTATAGATGTCATTGATAAAGTCAAGTCGCGGCTGCGCTTGCTCCGTGACTGCTGGGAGCGCCGGAAAGGGAGTAGGAGAAGCGATGGTGGAGAATTCTGAACTGGCAAGGCAGACGCGGCACTATCTGGCCGTGCGGGAGCGGTTGGCCCGCCCGGGCGACGCGGCGGCCCGATCTGCTCGCATCAAAGAACTCGAAGGGCAGTTGGCCGACCTTGCTTCTGACAATGAAGCGAAAGGGCGGCGGATTGCGAGACTGGAAGCCGATCTTGCCGATGCGGGAGCCCGGCTGCTCGCGCAGGCCCGAATCCTGCTTGGCGGCCGCGATACCGGTGCGTCGAACGAGGACGGCGGCGACAGAGCGCCGATCGAGGAGATCGTTGCCGCCGTGCTCGAGGATTTTCCCGGTGTGAGCTGGGACGACATCATCAGCGTGCGCCGGGAGCGCCGGCTGGTGAAGCCGAGGCATGCCTGCATGCGCGCGGTCTATGAGCGCCGCCGGGATCTCTCGCTGGCGGGGATCGGCCGCATCTTCCATCGAGACCACACGACCGTGCTTGCGGTCGTGAATGATGGCGGTGCCGGAAGCGGAACAGCTTCCTGAGATGACACCTTCAGCCGGGCCTGGTGGCGGGCTCGCATTCCATATCCACCCTCAGTTCACCTCGGATACCGTCCCGTCCCGCTGCTTCACGGCTGGTCGTCCGCGACGGATGTCCCAATCACCACGCTCGAAAGGATTCCCATGTTGACCAAGGCCCAGAAATTGCGTGCAAAGCGCAAGGCACAACTCGGACGGCCGCGGAAGGCCAATGCCGAGCGCTTTGCCTGCGGCAAGATAAAGCCGGAGTGGTCCAAACAGGAAAGCGAAAAGGAAGCGATGGCGGTGGCGCTTGCAGCGCGCAAGCGCATGCATGGCCTCGAGACCAGAGGCGCCCTTGCCGGCTACACGCTCGGCCGGTTGTTTCTCGATGGTCGGATCACCGAGCAGCAGCGGGAGGCGGGCGACGACTACGCGGCCACGATGGTGCGCTATTATCATTTGACGGGCATTCCCTTTCCGAGCGTCAGGGCCCAGCAGATCGATCACGTAAGAGGGCACTCGGGCGAGCCAAGCGAGGCTCGCGCGTTGAAAGCGAAGAACGCGGCGGAGAGGATGATGCGGCTTGAAGGCCTGTTGCTCGGATGCGAGGAGGGGCGGCAGGTGAAAACCACCGTCTTCAATGTCTGCGTGATGGATTACGAAGGGTTAAGAATGATGCCGGAAGCCCAATTGGATTGGCTGAAGCGGGGCCTGAATGTCCTGCTCTTTGAAAAGGGCTTGCGTCAATATGGGAAGAAGGATAATTCGTTTACTCCATGATAGGAATATTATCCTTATCATGCGCCGCGCAAGAATGCCGGGCATGCCGTTGTCCCAAAACCGCTGCACTTTTGGGCGATTGAGGTTAAATGCTTTCAATGGATCCGCCTCGAACGAGCATGTCGAGGCGGATCGTTTTCTCCGAGCAGAAAGAAGGTGAGGTCCGTGAAAGCTTCAGCAACGCTCGCCTTAGCGGTGATTGCCGCAGCGATAGGTATGATACCGGCACAAGCCCAGACGTGCAGCACGGGAATTTGCGCCGGTCGTCCCGCGGGCAGCAGCAACCACAATCTCTTCATCGAGAGGGAATACCGCGACTTCCTGCAACAGCGATATCCGAACTACGGCTCCCGCTATCGCGGCAGGGCTCCTGATATCGGCATAGGCCCCGGTGCGACGGTAGGAGGACCTTTGCCCGGAGCGGTGGACAGATCGCGCCTGCGCCAGAGGCAAAGGGTGCAGTTCGACGCCAATGCGCATCTTCGCTGGTGCCAGGAGCGCTACGCCTCGTATCGCTTGTCGGACGATACGTTTCAGCCCTTTGATGGCGCACGCCGGCGGTGCAACTCACCTTACAATTGACGTGCTGGACAATTGCCGTGCTGGGAATGCCTCAGCGTGTCTTCCGCAGAAGCTTCATGGCGACGTAAGCCGCGGACTGTGCCAGAAGCTGGGTACTGAACTGACCCTCCGCCGGATAAGTGACGCCGCGATAGCTGAGCACGAAGGCCCAGCGCCCGTTCGTCCGCTTCTCGACCTTAATTTCGCCGTCAGGTTTGTTATCTGAGTTCAACGCAGGCTTCCTCGATCGTCGTGCCGTGCCGGAAACCGCCGGCGCGAGTAACTTGCGCATCCGGCGGCGAAAGGCAAGGGCTCACGTCGACCCGGCAGCTAGCCCAGACCAGTGCTGGTGAACGCCCTGTTTTGACGACTGTCATTCAACGGCTTGCGCAGGGCCGAAACGCTCCATGACGAACGAAGTCTGGATGCCGCCCTGGAGGCGGTCGGTCTTCTCGAGTTTTACGGTGGCGAACTGGTTGGACGATTCAGGTGTGCGCTGCCAGGCGGTTGTGACAAATAGGCCTGCACCGACGATAAAGCCGATGGCGACATAGATCCAATGATTGCGCATGGACAAAGCTCCTTCTCTCGGGAAGGCAAAATGCATCGCGGGCAGCTGTGGTTCCCCGGAACGACCGGAATGCGGGACTAAAATTCAGTCTTTAAAAATAAGCGTTCAAAGCAATGTGTTCTCGCCTCGGCACGCAGCGCCACCCGACATCGAGCACCGATGGCGAATTTGTTGCAGCCTTTCCTGCGAGGCATCAAATATCGAAGTATATACCCAAGCCCTTGTGCATCAGCCTGCTTGGATTGAAGCAGAGGCCAATGTCTTATGCAAGGAAATTATAATATACGTTTGTACAACAAAATTTGAGCAGCCTCTTCCGGGCTGCGCGCGGCCGCAGCAGACGAACTCACCTTCTGCGGTCCGCTGTAGGACATAGGAAAGATTTCCCGTGGGTAAATCGAAAAACGATCGCGGTTCGCGTGACGAAGGCTTGCGCACCGAGGGGCAGTTGCGCTATTCCATAAATCAAGGATAGGAATTTTATCCTCTTCCGGCTTCGGCAGCGTGACTTGTGAGATTTCGGAGTACCCGCCGCGGCTTGTTTGATCTCCTCATCACTGTGCTCGTCATAGGATCCAGCGAGACCAAGTCCTTGGGCTGGAAGAACTCTTCCCGCGCCGCAGACGCGGCGCTGCTGGATCTCTGTGACAAGCACAGAGATGAGGGATTGCAGTCCTGCTCTGATCCTCCAGAGGCGATCTCGAAGCGTCCGGCGCTCCCCCCGGCGCGGCGTGCTCCCTCACTTCCGATTCATGGTTCACGGCGATGCTGCGCGTTCCAAACGCCGCGGCGCCGTGTACGGCCGGCGATGCGCCTTCCGCGTCTCCCGAATCCGCGAGGCGGATTCGGCGTGACGACGCGTCGATCCCAAACTCGCATGATCCAGACGCCGCAATCGGCACTGAGCGAGTGGCGGCATCGCCGGCCGGAACAAGAACGCATCAGCGCAGATCTTCGAGTGCGATGTAGAGCGTTCCGAATTCGACGGGGCCTTTGTCGGCCAGCTGCGCCGGGAGCCTGTAGTAGAGAATCTCGGCATGCGGCGTTCCGTCTCCGATGAATGCTTCTTCCGTTCCGTCGGCGAAGACGCAACAGGGGGCGGGAGCGTCAGGATCGGTGTGGACGCGGAGGCGATAGCTGTTTCCGGTAAGGAAAAGTTCAGCCGCAGCTCGTGACCGGCGAGTTCCAGGGTGCAGAGATCATTGCCGTCGCACCAGCCTGTCACATGTTCGAAGCTGTTGTCGAACTTCTGGACCCAGGCCTTGACGAGAAAGCGGGAGTCGCCGGTTCGCCCGGCCGCAGACGCGGAGACTGCAGCGGTGGCGAAAAGCATGAAGACGAGTGCACGCAGCACGTTTTCCTCGCGGAGACGCTTACAGTCGCGGAGGCTCGGGCGCCGAGTTGGGCTTGCCGAGATACTCGACGGCTATGACGAGTTTGCCGAAGGGTGTTCGCCCCGGATCGCCCGATATTCTCGGGGTGTAGTAAAGAGGAACGACGCGGGGACGCCCGCTCCAGAGGCGCAGCGCGGGAAAACCGGTGCGGGTCACACAGCAGGCATCCTGCTGCGAGGGGTCGGTCCAAAAGCTGAGCGAATACGAGGAGGCCGTCATCTCCCGCAACCGGATCACGTGCTCACCGATCGGCACGAAACAATCATCTTCTCCACCGCACCAGCCGGTCGTGTGCTCGAAGCTCCTGTTGGCCATTTGAAGCCAGGCTTTCACGAAGTAGCGCGGTTCGCGCGGCTCCCCCGCAAAGGCGGAGACCGTCGAGGCGGCAATGATAAAGGCGGTGGCAAAGTTTCGGCGCATGTTCCCCCCCGGTGTGGCGGTTAACTTTTCGATAATCGCGGTGGTGCAGTCCCGTTGCACCTCATCTGATCCGCGATTCTGGCGCAATTATGGATTGTATAAGATGGAAATAATTTGCAGAAGTTGCGGGCGTATGTTGCCGGCCCCGGGATAACGACGAGCGGAGAGGTTCTTAATGAATGATTAAAGCGCCACGCCGGGAGCGGAAGCGCCGGACGACGCGGCGGGAACGCCGGCTGCGAGAGGTGAGGGCAGTCCGTTGGGAGGCAGCTTTCTGGGAGCCGTGCAGGCGGACTTCGCCCGGCATGGTGTCAACGTAATCGCTCGTATTCGCGAGGAGAAGCCGGAAGCCTATCTGAAGCTCGTCGCATCGGTTCTGCCGAAGGACCTGAGTGCCGCAACCGGCGGGGTTGACGATTTGTCGGACGAACAGATCATCGACCGGATCCGCGCGCTGGACGCTGCGATTCGGCCGTTGCTTTCACTAAGGAAGAGGGCAGGCGGCCTGCGAAAGCGCGTGCCGCCTGCGAAAAGGTAACTTTATAGGGCATATACACATCTGATCCTCTCGCGGGACCATTGCCTTGAGGCACGCGATAGACGGTTTGACCTTCGCATGCCCAAAACGATGCCGCGGACGAACGCAGAAGCGGAGGCGAGGGCCGCCGCATATATTCTCCCCCACAAGGGGGGAGACGACAAGCGGCTTGACCTTCACCTATGAATCTCAACAGGCCTTAGTTTAGTGAGTCGGCGCCACTCTTGCCGAGACAGACGCTTCGCTGCTCGAGAAGATGATGACGGCAAAGAGCAGAACGCCGGCGAAGGCGATGAGCGACGATATGGCGACGATCGGCTCCACGGCGGTGTTTCCGGAGAGCAGCAGGTAAAGCGATGGGATAAGCATTGTCACGCCGAAGGTGTAGACGGCGTACTGGATCATGGCCAGCCGTCTTGCCGCCTTTTGAGGATTGAGCGCGTGATAGCCGCCGAAAATCGCCATGGTTACCCAACCGAGCAGATTAGCGTGGGCATGGGCCCCCGTTGCGGCATGGTTGCCTGTGATCGACATGTGCAGGCCGATCGAAATGCCGAGGATCAAAAAAACAATCGCCGTTCTGAAATAAAGATTTGCAATACGTGGCATCGGTTTCCCCTCCGAGAAAACGAGAAAATTAGCATGATCTCACGCATATGAGAACATCTAGATAAAAGGGCCTTTCACGCGGCCTCGCTGTTCCTGATGTGACAACTCGGAAAATGAAGACCGGGCTTCGAAGGAAACTGCGCCTTCTGATTGAGTGTTGCCCATATATGGGTCGCGAGGGGCGTGGAACATATTCTGCCTTTTCGCATTCGGTAGAATGAACGATGTGCTTTGTAGCGCACCCACGACTTTGGAGGCGCGCAAAAGTCGCTGCAGAAACTCGGTTTGGCGCGTGATTTCGTTCGCGGAAATTTCGATTGTGCAAGGGAGAACCGCAATATGCTTGGCACCGTCCTCCTCATTATTCTGATCTTGCTGTTGATCGGCGCCTTTCCGGCCTGGCCCTACTCGTCCGGCTGGGGTTACGGCCCTTCGGGAATTCTCGGCGTTCTGGTCGTGGTCCTGTTGATCTTGCTCTTGATGGGCAGAATCTGAAGGCCCGAGACAAACAGAGCCGATTTCACCAACTCGCGCCGTCGATGAGGCGGTGCGGGATATCTTCCCAGACCGAACGCTCGAAGACGCGCATGTTGACCCCCATGCGCGGTGAGCTGCGGCCGACCGGCGACCAGTGGGTTATGCAGCCGCAAACGCCGCAGTGATGCATGGTCAGGGTCCTGTCGCCTTGGACATATCTGACGAGCTTTTTCTCAGGATCGGTGATGCTGACCTCGCTGGAAGGATAATAGCCCCAAAGCGTTCCGAGCCTGCTGCAGAGCGAGCAGTTGCAATCGCCGAGCGTTTCGGGGCGGACGGGGACCGCGACGCGGACCGCCCTGCAATGGCAATGGCCTTCGATCATGATTTTCTCCCATCGGCGCTACGTATGTCAGCGGCAATGCGGACATTATTGATCTTATTCCGGCGCAGTCCAGCAAAGACGAAGCTATGCTTACGCCGGCTACGACGGCAATTCGCAGCATATGGAGGCATGATCACGGATGAGCGTATCCAACCCATCCGAGGGGACCATTGCGTCCGGCCTTTCCGCGATGCTCAGGGAACAGATGCTGCTGATGGCGGAGCTCCACAGGCGGCAACGAACGAATGTCCTCGCCGGTTACCGGCCCTATGCCAAGCAGCGGGAGTTCCATGCGGCGGGCGCGGCCTTTCGCGAGAGGCTGTTCATGGCGGGCAACCAGCTCGGCAAGACGCTGGCCGGCGCAGCGGAGGCGGCGATGCATCTGACCGGGCGCTATCCCGACTGGTGGCAGGGCCGGCGGTTCGACCGGCCGATCGTCATGCTGGCGGGCTCGGAATCCTATGAATTGACCCGCGACGGCGTGCAACGGCTGCTGATCGGTCCGCCACTGAATGAGGAGGAGTGGGGCACCGGATTTCTCCCGAAGGCGGCGATCAAGGCGACGACACGCCGCGCCGGTGCTTCCGGTGCGCTCGACAGCGTGACGGTGCGGCATGTTTCGGGCAGAGCCTCGACCCTTCTCTTCAAGGCCTACGAACAGGGCCGCGCCAAATGGCAGGCCAATACGGTGGATTATGTCTGGTTCGACGAGGAGCCGCCCGAAGACGTCTATTTCGAGGGGATCACCCGCACCAATGCGACGCGCGGGCGCGATCGCGGTCACCTTTACGCCACTCATCCATGCGGCGGCACTGAAACCCTGGGGCGCGGCGATGCCCTGGGCTTGGCCGCATGACGGATTGCAGCACGACAAGGGCAGCGGCGAGCAACTGGCGGCGCAATACCGCGCACAGGGGCTGGCCCTTCTACCGGAGCGCGCGACCTTCGACGACGGCACCAACGGCGTGGAAGCGGGGCTCTCCGACATGCTGCAGCGGATGCAGACCGGGCGCTGGAAGGTGTTTTCCACCTGCACGGAATGGCTTGAGGAGTTCCGCCTCTATCACCGCAAGGACGGCAGGATCGTCAAGGAACGCGACGATCTGATCTCCGCCTCGCGCTACGCGCTGATGATGAAGCGCCACGCGCGGGCGAACCACGTCAACGGAAGCTGGAATTTCACCGCGCGAAAGGTTCTCTGATGGCCGCAATGACCGATGACGCCTGTCCGCCCTCGTGGGCCGGCTGAGACCGTGCCGGATCGCCAGACACTCGACAATTCTCCATCAGCGGACAGCCTGCAGCCGCCGTCGAAAAGCCGGCGATCGCCATTCGCTGACTTGTAAAGCCGACGCCGGAGGAGATCCGGCAGCGGATGCAGGTGGCTGCCGCAAAGGCCGGATCCGGAGATGCAGCAACTGCAGGTGCAGGCGCAGGCCGATGCCGGGAAGGCGCGGCTGACGGCAGAAAACGAGCGGCGGAAGCTGGAGATCAGGACGCGAGTTGAACCTGAAACGACAACAGAACGCCGCGGAGCTGATGGGCGGCGAGCCGCTGGCGGAGGCACATATCGGAGGGATGCCGGGGTGAGAGTATAAACGACTTCGAGGATTTTTATGAAGCGCCGATGGGCTTGCCCTGGAACTGCGCGACTTCAGCGAGGCGGCGAACAGCCGTCTGCCGAGCTGGGGCCGAAGTGCAGTCCGCGAGGATCGGCGCAGCGAGTTCGTCCAGGCCCGGCCGCCCGGGAGACGTCCAGGCGAGAGACAATCTGCAGCGGCGGCTGGACGAGCTTCAAAGAGCTCTGATCGTCGACCCCCGCACGGGGTCTCCCATCCAGCGCCACATTGCCGATCCGAGAGGCAACATCGCCTTCGAGCCGTTGGGAGGAAGCACGGTGTCTGGGCAAAATCCGGTCGACACGCACACGCTCTATCCAAACGGATCGAACTATCACAGAATGAATCCGCAGAGACACGGTTCCGGAAAACCGCCCCACGGGCATGGGCATCTGATGGGTAGGGGCAACCTTGAGCGCGGGGCAGGAACAGTCCCGCATCGCCGGGCTGGCGCAAAATCAGGCGATGTTCCAGAACTCCGCCCAGCAGCAGGCCTATGACCAGATGACCGGGCTGGCCCAGTTCTACAATTCCGCGCAGGCGCAGCAATATGCGCAGAACGCGAACGACATGCAGATGGCCAACGCTGCCCAGGGGCAGACGTTCGGCCAGAACCAGGCGCAAACAGAAGCCAACAATGCCGGCCAGCAGCAGAAGTTCAACCAAAACCTCGCTTCCGGCCAGTTCGCGAATGCCGCCCAGCAGCAGCTGTTCAACAATGCCCTGCAGGAAGCGCAGTTCACGAACGCCGCCCAGGAGCAGACGTTCGGACAGAACAAGGCGCAGTTCGAAGCCAATAATACGGCCCAGAATCAGAAGTTCACCCAAGGGCTGGCGGGTGCCGAGTTCGGCAACAGCGCGCTGCAGCAGCAATACCAGAACCAGAACACCGCCACGGCCGGCAACAATGCGCTTGCCGATCAGCGCTTCAACGCCCAGCAGGCGAAGTTCAACCTGCAGAACCAGGAGAGAGCGCAATATCTGAACGAGCTCTATGCCCAGCGCAACCAGCCGGTCAACGAGATCTCGGCGCTCCTGTCCGGCGCCCAGGTCGGCAGCCCGAATTTCGTGCCGACGCAGGGGGCGCAAGTCCCGACGGTCGACTATGCCGGCCTCGTCAACCAGAACTACCAAAATCAGCTCAGTGCATGGCAGCAGAACAACGCCGACTCGCAAAGCCTGCTCGGCGGCCTGCTCGGCTTCGGAGGCCAACTCGCCGCGCTCTCCGACAAGCGGGCGAAGAAGGAAATCGAGAAGGTCGGCGAACTCAAGGGCCACGGCCTTTACGAGTATCGCTACAAGGGCCAGCACGACGACGGGAAGCGGCACATCGGCGTGATGGCCCAGGAAGTCGAAAAGATGCGGCCGGACGCGGTATCGCGCCGCCCCGACGGGCTCCGCCAGGTCGATTACGGCAAGCTCTTCAATGCAGGAAGGAAGAAATAATGGCCCCATCCTTCATCTTCGGTGGGAATACGGGCGAGACGCCGGAGTCCATCAAGCGCAAGCGTGATCTCGCCATGGCGATCATGGGCGCATCGAGAGCTCCGCGGAATATCGGCGAGGGCCTCAATGCGCTCGGTTCGGGGATTGCCGCGGGCATCATGAACCGGAGGGCGGACAAGGCCGAAAGGACCGGCAGGGCCGGTGCCGACGGTGTGTTCCAAGGCATTGTGAACAGGATCACCGGTCAGGCGCCGGATGCCGGCGCTTCGGGCATGGTTCCACCGGACGGAGGGAACGGCGCGGGTGTTGGCGTGTCTTCCAGGCCCGATGACCCGCGCGTCGGGTCAACGATCGACTTCGCGCGAGGTGGGGCAAGCGGTTCGCCTGCGGTCAACATAAGCGGGCACGATATCTATACCAGCTTCATGGACACGGTTGACAACACCATCACCAACCCATTTGGCCTTGCCGCTGTGGCCGCGACCGGAAAAGCGGAAAGCCGCTTCTCTCCGAGGAACGTAAACCGGACGTGGAGCGATCCGAGCGAGAGCGGGCAGGCCGGAACGGCTGGCGGCATCATGTCCTGGCGCGGGGAGAGGCTGGCGAACCTGCAAACCTATGCCGCATCGAAAGGCGAGCAGGGCAACGGATCTCCGCAGAAACAGGCCGAATTCCTTCTGCGTGAGGATCCGAACCTCATCATGGCGCTGAACAATGCGAAGAGCGTCGAGGAAGCGCAGCGGATCATCAACCGGGCTTGGAAGTTCGCCGGCTGGAACCGTCCCGGCGGCGAGGCTGCTGAGCGGCTGGCTACGGCGAATGCCTTCCTGCCCAATTTTCAGGGCAAGGAAACCCCGCAGGAGGTTATCAACCTTGGTCCGTCGATCCGGATGCCGCCACAGACCGCTACCGGCAAAGTCAATACTGGTGGGGCGAGCGCTCCGTCAGTCTCGCTTTCGGAAGGAGTCGCCTTCGAGCAGACGCCCGAGTATCGGGCCCAATTTCCCGGCATGAAAGCACCACAGGGCATCCCCGCGCAGTTCCAAGGCTCCCGGCAGCTCGTCAATGCCCAGGGCGGCATCATGCCAGCCCTCATGGGCGGCACACCGGCCTCGCCGGAGCAGGTCGCACGGGCACAGGCGATGGGCCAGCAGCAGCCGCAGGCGCCGCAAGGTCCCAATCAGATGGAACTCCTTCAGGGCCTCGGCAACCCGTTCCTGAGCGCGGAGCAACGCGCCGTTCTGCAGGCGCTCTACCAGCAGCAGGTACAGCAGCAGGAGAGCGCCCGCGAGCAAGCGTGAAATTTGCCCTGCGTGATCTTCAGGAATTTCTTGATGACGCCGTATCGCCGTCTATGGCGTCCGATGTCCTGCCACCATGCCAACAGGTTTGACGGGGCCCTCGGGCTGATCTCTCCCGCGCGTCTTCGGCAGGCGACCGTGACGACGCAGGGCCGCCGGAACTATGTGACAGGGAAGGCGACTTTGACGAACTTGCCCGATCCGGGCTCTTCTTAACCCACTACCTCAGAGTGGGACAGCCCCGCGGGTGAATGCTCCCACGACCGGTGGCGGTCTCGGGTGCTTGGAGCGGGCGCCGGCGCTGCCGGAGGCGGCGCATGTGCTGCGATTATTGGATCTATTCTGGGCACTGCTGCACCTTATGCAGCAGCAAGGGCGCTTATGACTTCTCCCGTTCAGGCTCTTTTAGCAAACCGACTTCTCGCCCAAGCGCCTAGTAGCCGTTTTGAGGCTCTGATAGGCCGAGGAGCCGACGACCAAGACCGAGGAGTGCGTTTGCCAGTCGGTAGCGTACCAAGCCGCCATACCCCCAAGGACTCCGACGGCGAGGCTGTCAGCCTCCATTCGAATTCGATCGAAGCGACATGATGGCCCAGAAGACGGCCGCCTGAACCGGTTTCCAACCCATAATTTTCCCTCAACCCGGTTGAGGGAATGAATCGCCGGTTCGTTGTTTTAGTCGTCGTCGTCATGCAGAGGCAGATAGCCGTGGTCTATCAGCCAGTCGCGGAGGATCACGATAAACACCTCGTCGCGGTAAATGTCCTGTTCTTCGGCAAAGGCGTAAACAGCGGATTCGAGCTCAGGAGAACTTTCATCTCTCCTCCTCAGGCCGCCGCGCTGTTTTGGGCCGCGATCTTTTCAACAAGGTCTGGAGCGGCTTCTATCGTCTGAAGGAGGAGACGGCCGGCCGGATCGGGTTTGCGTCGGCCTTGTTCCCAATTGTTGATCGTCGCGGCGGGTATGCCGAAGCGGCGCTCGAATTCCTTTGCAGATTTCGCAACACGCTTGCGAATGGCGCGGATACGTTCAATGGGCATGGGGTCGACGTTACGGACCTCGAGCGGGACTTCACCGCGCTTCCATGCCAGAGCTTCACGAAGGCCCTCTTCCAGGGCCTTGCCGAGATCGGTGCGCTCAGTCATCGTTCAACTCCTTAATCAAGGCGAGCAGGGCCTTGCGATCTTCTGAAGACAAGTCAGCTTTCTCATTCTTGGCGTACGCAGTCAGCATCAAAGCGGCATCATCCGCCAGCATCATGAAGTAGATAGCCCGACCGCCGCCCCGCTTGCCGCGGTTGTGGAGACCAAAACGTATTTTGCGGATGCCGCTCAACCCTTGGACCACGTCACCTGCGGTCGGGTTGCTGGCGATCATCCGGTCAATGGCATCCGCCTCTGCACTCGTCGCACCAATGCGTTTGAGGTCTTTCAGGTAACGTTTGGTGCGAACGATTTTCATGAATATGATTTACGCCAATGGCGTATCAGATGCAAGGCAAAAATACGCCGATGGCGCAACTGTCACTAGGAAGAGTCCTCTTTACGAATTTTTCGAACGCTGCGTTCGATGACGCGTTTAATCATGGCGTAGAACTCGTCTGGTGTATGAGGAGCGCCTTGCTGTGGCATGTGAACCTCGTCGAGCGCGTCGGCCTCTAACGTCATCGCCAAACGGTGAATGATCCAAGCTGCGCGCGTTTTTGAGGGCCTCTTCTTTCAAGCGGTCGCGCATCCCATCAGGAAAGCGAAGCATGAATCAAGGGGAGGCTGCCTCATGATGGCGCCTCGCCGGAATGTCCTCAAGACTATCGGCCTACGCCGATGATCGCCAGCGCACCGCAAGTATCTGATCAGTCCGTCAGCATCGATCAATTGCTTGCGGTAGCCATGCCGGCAGAGGTCGTCCGATATCACGCAAACGCGGTTGCCGAAGCGATGGCGGTTATGCACCCGAGCACGACTGCAAATTCGCCATTGTCGCAGGCACGCGGCGCGCCGGGCGTCATTAGTCAGGCGAACCAAATCCGGTGAAGACATCCGTTTCATGGGGTGCCTTCTGCCAAATTCTTCAATAAGGCGGTTCTCCGGAGCCGCCTTTTCCATGGAGGCGACATTGCCGAGAACTGGTGGAGTCTACGCCCCGCCTGCGGGGACAAAAAGTGTTTCCAACACCACGATACAATCCGTACCGTATAACGCGCTTGTTGACGACCTGGCCGCCGACGCCAATGCGGCGCGACCGGTCACGGCAGGTGGTACGGCGGCCACCAACGCCACCGATGCGCGCAAGAATCTAGGCCTGGAAATCGGGAAGAACGTGCAGGCCTACGACGCCGGCCTGCAATCGATTGCCGCGCTGGCGACTGCCGCCGACAGGATGATCTACACGACGGCAGCCGATGCCTATGCGACGACGGCGCTGACGCCGTTCGCGCGCACGATCCTCGACGACGCAGACGCCTCGGCGGCGCTGACGACCTTGGGCGTGTCCACTTTCGCCAAAGCGATCCTCGACGACGCGGATGCGGCTACCGCCCGGACGACGCTCGGGGTGGCGATCGGAGCGGACGTGCAGGCCTACGACGCCGGTTTGCAGTCTATCTCGGGGCTGACGACCGCCGCAGACAGGACCATCTATACGACGGCATCGGATGTCTATGCGACCACGGCGCTGACGCCCTTTGCGCGAACGATCCTCGACGACACCAGCGCCGCCGCCGTGAAGACCACGCTCGGCCTTGCGGCAGTGGCGTCCTCCGGATCGGCCTCGGATCTCGGTTCGGGCACGATTTCCGATGCACGGCTTCCGGGCTCGATGGCGGGCAAGAATTTCTCGTCGGGCGTAAGCTTCGCCAATGCTGTTGCCACCAGCAATACCGACCTGTCGAAGCATATCCAGCTCTATAGCGGTTACGGGTTCACAATCACGGGTTCAACCCTGAACTATACGGTCCCGACCAACTCCTCTCATGTGTGGAACGTCAACGGAACGGAAGTCGGCCGCCTCAATTCCTCTGGCCTGACGCTGGCGACACCGCTTGCACTTGCCGAAGGCGGTACGGGGGCAACGGACGCGGCGACGGCGAGATCCAATCTCGGTGCGAACAACGCTTCCAATCTCACAACCGGAACCGTTTCGAACGCCAGAGTTTCCGGCGCTTATGACGGCATCACGACGCTCGGCCAGACCGGCACCCATACGATCACCACCTCCGGCGAGGCGATACGCATCGTTGGTCCCGCCTCCACCGACGATCCGTATGTGACCTTTTACAAGGGTGCCGCTCGCCAAGCTTACATCCAGCACACCGACGGCACGGGGGTGAACCAGGGGCTTCGCTTTTATAACGACACAGCGACCGGCGGCGACACGGCCCTCACACTGAAGAATTCCGGCGGGGTCGACAGTCTGGAATTCCAAGTCAACGGCGCCGAATATACCGTCTGGCACACCGGCAACCTTGCGGCTGGCGACCTCAATTCAATCTATGGCTACACGGCGGCGAATTCGGCAAAACAGATCATCGCCGGCAACGGCCTGACCGGCGGCGGCACGCTTGCCGCAGATCGAACGCTGACGCTCGGCACACCTGGCGACATTACCAACACGACGACAAACTCCGTCACGTCTACCAGCCACACCCATGCCCTCGGGTTTACTGCGGCGGAGGTTTATACTGGAACGAACAATGCCGAGACGAACTATCCGATTGGACATATCCTCGCTGTACATAACAACGACGTCTATGTTGCCCACAATGCCTCGGCGACTATCCGCGTCTCTACAGTCGGTAACAATGATTTTTTTACCTACGGCACGTCTACCGCACTCTCCGGCACATGGCGAGCGCGCGGCGTAACCAGCGGTGGTCGCAATCTTTTCCAGAGGATAGCCTGATGACGATCGAAAACGAAACCGTCAACGCAGCACTATTGCAATTGCATGAGGTATTTTCTGTAACTGCCACGGACGAGGCCGGAACATTCCTTCTGGATATAGATGTTACCGATGTGAAAGGGCAGCGCTCCCGCTGCGAGTACGTGAGCAGACAGAGTGATACGTTCGGTCTAAATGTCACGATCCGCAAATGGCTTGAAGAGAATCCAAAATTCCCTGTCCAGCCCTACACGCCGCCGACCCCGGAAGAACTCCGCGACGCGGTGCCTTCGTTGACTGCCCGCCAATTGCGGCTGGGACTCGTCAACAAAGGCATCACGCCATCACAAGTCGTCGCGGCCCTTGAGTTATTGCCGTCCGGACGTGCGAAGGATACGGCTCTCATAGAGTGGGAATATGCGACGACATTTCAGAGAACGCACGCACTCGTTGCATTGATTGGAGCAGTTCTCGGTCTAACCGGCGAGCAGATCGATAAAATGTGGAACTCGGCTCTCAGCCTCTGA